TGAAAGATGATCTTTCGTCTCGGCGACCGTCACCACGAGATTGCTGTTCGGCGTGACTACAGTGTGAACCGGCTCAATAAATGGAACGCCGGGGTAGGGAGAGACTTCGTAGATTGCATAACTCATAGACCGCGCCCTCGTAGCATCTCTGCAGCGGTCTTGCGACGACGTTCAATTCGTATCGTTTTGTTGCCGACGCGCTTGTTGTGAGCCGCTACAAATCCCGTGTTTTTTTGCACCTCTTGAGCAGATCGTTGAATGCTTCGGCTGAGATCACCTGACGTCAGCTTCCCGCGCTTGCGGGCTTCTGCCAGTGCTTGAGATTTAAGGGCAGCCATGCGCGATCGTTGCTGGGCTAATCTTTGACCTCTGGATCTGATTGCGGATCGGTCGACGTTATCTGCGCGCGCTTGGCTGAACAGTCCGAAGGTCGCGAAGTTCAAAGCTGCCATAGCGCCGGAAATAGCCATGTTATTACCGCGAGCGCGAAACGCTTCATATTCTGAAATTGAGCCCGCCGATGCTACGTCAGCCCCTAATTTTGCAGCTTGCGTAGGGGTTGACCCTTGCGTGAGTGCAAGGCCTGCAACACCAATACCAATAGCCGGGCCAAGATATGGTGCGGCCCTGCCGAGCGTTGAGGCACGACCAGCAACCTTTGAAATATTCTTTTGTGATCTCGTGTGTGGTCGCTCTTTGCCTATGCGTTCCGCCGCTTTGATGTCTGCGATGTCCTTGGCGGGCACAACCGTAGTAGGGTTAGATCGATTGGCTAGCTGTTGACCGACAGTTCCCACAGCTACACCCAGTTCTAAACCCGCCATGGTGTTGAAGGCCATCTTCGAGACAAATTCACTTTCCTGCGACCCACGATATAGAGAGAAAGCACCGAGCCCGCCGGCCGCTGCTGCTATGCCTATTCCCAGAGGTGATCTAGCCGCTGGAAGCATAGATTTCTGAGCGCGGCCCATTTCCAACATTCTCGCAGCAATTACTGGCTTGTTAGATCCTTTGCGCGCATAAGACTTCATTGCGGATCTAGCTTCCTTCGCTAGAGCCGCAACTTGAGCCCGGTTATTATCGACAGACGTAGCGAAACGCTGGTCGAGCGTTTTGGCGATCACCTTCTTGCCAATCGTGACACCAGCTGTTGCGGCTGTGATCGTTGCGACTCCGCCAACAGTAGCCTCAGTCGATTTGCGTGCTGCCCGCTCCTGCTCGCGTTTGAATGCTAAGGCTTTCGATTCCGCTTCCGCCTTGGCTTTGTCTGCTGCTGCCTTGGCTGTTATTCGCTGGGCTTCTGCCTGCGCTCGCGCTGCTTCCGCCTTGGCTTTAGCCGCTTGCGCATCAGCTAGGGCTTGTTTTTTTTGCGCTTGCGCTTGCGCGATATCTGCGTCAGCTCTTTTCTTTTCTGCCTGCTCTGCTCTGAATGTCACTAAACGTGCTGCTGTACCCGCGCCGGCTCGGCCGTCTGGCGAAACACCTATTTTACTCTGTAACGCTTTTAACTGAGATCGGCTCATCGCCTTGAGCTCGCGCAAAGCCGCATCTTGCGCTGCTTTGGTTGCTTTTATGGTCTTCTGATCCATGCTACTTATGATCTCCAATCGTAGCGAAAACAACGGAGGTGTTTCGATGCAGCCAGAGGAAAAATCCGTCGAGATTTATGTTGCTTGGGACGAAAACGGAGATTACGCGACTGGAAAAACTAAAGACGAAGCTCTTGACGCTTTGGAATGGGAAGGTGATGGCAGATTGGTTCGTGTGAAGCGATACACTGTCCCTATATTCATTCCGGTTTTGGAGGACGGCGGCGAGTTGGAGCCCGCCATCTAGCGCCTTCGACATCTCTCTAAGCCTTTTTTGTTCGACGCTTCTTTGATGCCTTGGCAGCCGCTTTGATCTTCGCCTTGTTTGACGGCCCGGACGTCGTGTTGTCCGTGCGCATCAACGACTTATTCTGAAGTCTCTGCTTGAGCATCCGCCTTCGCCTTTTTGCTTTTCTTTGCTGGCTTGGCTGGTTTCGCGGGCTGTTCGTTTGAATCAAAAGCCCATTCAGCCCTGCCAAGCGAAACGAAGTGTTCCGCATCGCGCCGCTCTTGAAACTGGACTAAATCCCCTTCACTGACTTCGAGGGTCACACCCTTCGCGGAGTCATGCCATAGACCGTTTTCTAGTGATTTCACTGGGAACATGCTCTTCCGAGGCTGATCTCTATTGATCAGCCTCGCCTCTCGCTTATTTCAGTTAACCGGTTAGCCGTTATCAGTAGGGCGTAGTCGATGGGTCGTAGTTAGTCTGACCAACCGGCTGGCTAACTGCGCGATCCTTGAGCAATGACGCCGTTACGTCCGTGCCCGTGCCGTGTGTTCCTGAGAAATCACAAAGCACGTATAGGTAACGCTTTTTGCCCACGTATCCGACCGCATGCATTGCTGTATCCGCAGCAGCCTTAGCAGCTGTGAAAGATCGAATGATGCCGCCTGACCCTAGCGTCTCACCTGATGGCATGATGACATCTTCGGCCGCTACTGCCGTCGCATTTCCATACGTTGCGTCATCGCCGTGCAAGAGCTTTATCTCTAGCTTGTTGCTGGCGTCGAATGTGATGCCGCCAGCTCCTACGTAAGATAGGATTGTTGCGCCTTCGAAGCCCAAGAGATCTTGTGCGGACGGAGTGTTATCAGCTGCCATCTCGTGTTCCCACACGATGACAGGAGCCGAGAAACCATACACTGAGCTGTATTCAGCCATGCTCGTTCTCCTTACTGAACGGTTAAGATTTTGATTGCTTCAGGCAGGATCACTTGTCCCGTCAGATAGCGATGGAAAGTCATCTCGATGATGGCCTTCTTTTTCTGCGTGTAGTCATCGCGGATCAGCTCAACACCAGCCATGTCGAAAATTTCATAGCCGCGCATAAAGTCACCAAAAATCACCGGCTTAGTGTTACTGGTGGTCGGCACGTGATTATCCAAATCGATGACGTCGGCGCTGTATGCGTAGCCAAAAATCGTAGCCGGCGTCTGGCCACCCATGGAAATCGGAGCCCAGATCGGATGCCCGTCTGTCCCCTTAAGCTTCCAGATTTCCGCAAGTGTGACGCGGTTCATGAGGAAACCAGGGTTTTGACCCCGCTTGAGCTTACCGATGATCGTTGCGAAGTCTTCAAAAGCTATGGCGCCAGCGCTTGCCGTTTGAACAGTCTCGATCCGACTGTCGTTGACGATGCCTTTCGGGCCCTTGTGCCCCGTGCCTTTTACGATGGAAAACCCTTCGCCAGCTGCGAAAGCTTCCAAGACATCAACCATAATTTCCGACTCTACATCGAAGCTCGGATTGTAGAGCATGTCCTTGGTCACAGGGACTGTGTGAGACTGCCTGTAGCAGGTCACTTCCTCGTTGACGTAAGTGCTGATGCCTTCCGATCCCTCTTCGGATTCGCCCTCGAACAAAGCTCTGGCAATGCCCTGTGATCGTCGGGGCACTTCCATTGTCTTTGATGGCATCAGCCGCTGTCGGCAGAACTGGCGCATTGGCGAAACTTCGCGGATGTCTTTGCGAAGTTCAGAATCCATCACCTGTGGAATGAGATAACCGCCCTGGACGTCTCTGTCTGTCCGAAGAGTGGACTTGATGTCCATGCTCATCTGACGAAGGTCGACATCAGCGTCATCGCCTTTTTGGACCCAATGCACCCAATTCTGAGTAACTGGGCAAGAGTCCATTTTAGCCCGCTTCACCGCCCGCTTATCGCTGGAATCGATGAGGTCTAGGTTTGTCTTGCCGGACTTCTTTGCGATTTCGAGCTCAAGCTCTTCAATCCGCTTTTCATTATCGCCCGCTGATTTCTTGATTTCGGCCAGCTGCTCTTCAGCTGCTTTTTGAGATGCTCTAGCTTTGGCTACTTCGCTGTTTACATCTTCGACAAGCTTAAACTTCTCTTCGATGTTAGCGATGGTAGCTTCGTTCTTTGCTTCCAGCGCTGATTTGAATTGGTCAAGCAAGTTGTGCACGTCTTTGACAGCGTCAAGGTGCTCCTGCGTGATCTCGATATTGGTATCAAGAGGCATGTTCTTTGAGGCCTTCCACGAGTGATTTGATCGCCTTGACGGACTCCCGGAGTTCCGTCAGTTCTGGCCCGGCATCCCGCCGGGGGCGACCAACATCCCGCTGGCCTTCAATTAGCGCCTTAGCAAGGGACTTTGACATCCCAAGGGTACGCATGCGAGCCTCCCGCTCGCGATCCTCCAAGACGTCCCATTCAACTTTCGAGAACGACTTGGACGCGGGTGCAAGTTCAAGCCGATCATAATAGCGGTCCAGGTGATCCTGGAGGGCTACTACGGCTTCCGACGACAGTTGTCCGCCCTCGGAGACTTGCGCCTGCATAAGCGCTGTACTGGCTTTGATAATTGCCGCAGGAATCGCTGTGAGTCTACCGTCGATCACATCGGCAATTAAAAATTTGCAATCTGAGACGTCGCCTTCGCCTTCAGGATCACAGAACAAAAACGCGTTTCGAAACTCCGGATGATCTTTTACGCGCGCTAGCGCTTCGCCCTCGTTCCAGTGTTTATGTGATCGCCCTGCGACTGGCAGTTCTGCATAATCACGGACGCCCAAAGACTTGAAATTTGTCACTGTAGCGAGGGGATTTGCGGGAATGTTTACAAGTGAAATCTCAAAAAGCTCTGCTTGCTTAATCGACTTACCTGATCGCTGTTTTGTGCGAAAGCCAATTGAGACACCCTTCAGCGCTCCAATTTCCAACTGTGGAGCGATGCGATCCCTGACAAGACTGTCGCCTTTCGGCATCACCGCTTCGAACTTAAGACCGTAGTTGTCCTCATGACACTTGATTTTTCCAATGGGTATCTGCCCCTGGTCGTGACCCCACAAAAATTGGGGCTCTCGGCGGGCTAGCGATTCGGTGAAAGCGCCTTTTTCGATGATGTCACCATCGAGATCTGTGTTTCCAAACACCGATGCATAGCCGGAAAGCGTGTATGTCTTCTCGTTTGCTTGGAACTGCTTTAGCTCCAAGGCATTAAAAAGCCGTTCCATGATGATTCCTTTAGTTTGAATTCAGTCGATTACTGGCTTCGACTGAGCGCGAAAGCATGCTTTCGATTCCTTGACCCTGATAACGTGGGTCTACTGTCACAGATCCGAGCCGCATATTGCCGGTTGAGTCTCTTGTGATTTGAGCTGAAGCTACAGGCTTACGATTTACTCTGATGGTGATCCCACCGCCGCTGGCCGTTACGTTTGCGCGCTGCCCGTTCCCAAGAATTATTGTAGCTCGGGTCGGGTTTCGGCCCGTACCGAAGGTGAACATTGATGTCGGTCTGGGGTCTTCAAATTTCGGGTTCGTTGGCCTTGCTTCAGCGCCTTGAATTCTGTCAATAGGTATGAATTCGCCGTTACGCATCACACCGCTTTCCGTACCGCATCGGCAGTTGATGACATTTCCAACGCTTGCGCCGAGAGTCGTATCTCCGGGAAATCTTAGCTGCTCTCCCGACACCGTGAACGGCGTCCCGATCGGCACGATCTGTCCGTGAGCCTCCCAGTGATTGAATTGACTTGAGGCGTATTTACCGCCAGGAGCTCCCCTGACTCGCTCATCAAGACGCGTGACCCATCTCACATAGAGCTGCTCTCTTCTTGAATCCGCGTTTCCCACGACGTCAACAAGACCACTATCCTCGATGATCCCAGTCTGCGGGAATCTGTGTGCCGCGCTTTCGGCAGGTTCTTGCGTGTTCATGTTCGCGATCGTGCGAACTCGTCGCTTCAATTTTTCCCAAACGGTGCGCAATTGACCAACTATGTAGACGCTGAACGGCTTCTTATCCTTACGCGTAAGCTGTAAAGACTTGATCGAAACGGTTGATTCAACCAAATCCCGGTCTACAGTTGACATGATCATGCGAGCTTGATCAAGAGCCCGGCCGATCAAGCGCTGAGACTCTATCGGGCCCAAGATGTCCGCAAGTGTCTCATCCGTCCTAATCACTCGCCCAGCATGCACAGATCTCGTCGCCGACGCATAATGTGATGCAAGCATTTCGGCTAGCACGCGCAGCCATCTTTCCCTCGGCACGAGTCCGTCAGTCTTAGCCCAATCAATCAAATAATCGCGGAAAAACCGCAGCAGTTCCGCCGACAACCTGCGCTCAAGCTGCAATTTGATCGGCAGTATATCTGACATTAGTTGACCACTTTGAGCGGTGTTACTTCGTCGGAAATACTAGGTTGTCTGCTTCGCTCTAAGTAGTTTGTGATCTCACCTTCAAGATACATGTCCTCATATTGCGGAATCAAACCCGGAAGATCGTAGATCGCGTCACCGCCAGCTACAGGTTCATAGCCGATCTCGTGACGTGCTTCGTTGAGCGTTATAATTTGGTCTCGCTTTAGTTGCGCCGCGCCATCGATGGCCTTGTCTCTCAAGACCATCGACGAAAGCTTGTTATGCCTAAACTCGATGTCCTCGCCGAGCCTCATGCTCAAATGTCGAGCCAGTTCGCCGTAGATGACGTTGAACAGCGGTAGCACCGCGTTATCATAGAGCATGTGCCAGGCCGTGTTGTAATTGTTATGGGTCTGCGCTTCTACGCTATACAAAGTTTTAGGGACGCCGAATCTTGCTACCACTGCCTCCTCGACGAGCTGGACCAACTTTGCATAGTCCATGTCCTTAGCTGTCATCTGCATGGCTTTGAACTCGCTGCCGTCACCGCCAGCTGTTACCATGATGGCGCCTGCATTCCGGTAGCCTGATAAAACCTGCTGAACTTGCGCCTGAGCGTGTCGCATTTGCTCTGGTGTAAGATTGCCTTTGAAATGCAAATTTCCGCTCAGTGACGCCCCTTTGCCTAGCATTGAGCGATTATGAAGCATTCCCATGTAACGTAGCTCGACCTCGGCCCTGACGCCGTTGAGCTTAGATAGACCAGCTCCCCTGCAATCGCCGCTACCTTCGTGCATCGTCAGAAGCTCTTGCTGGCTGGATGCAAAATATTTCGGATCTCGACCGGGTTGGCGCTGGAAATTGAGTGCGCGTCCTTCTTCGTGGAATTGATATACACTAGGCCAGCCGTCAGAGTAGTCGGTCACGATATTTCTATCTCGCGTATGCAAAACGTCGAGCGCTAGCGGCTCACGGTCTTGCTTACCATATGAGATGACGTGTCCGGTTCCCGTGGCCAATATTTGGCGGGCTATTTCTCGAATAAGCTGACGTCTAGTCCGGTTATATCCAGGCGCGTCAAGTATAACCTCTGATAAGTGGCCCTTCACAATTTGACCGTTGACGTGGACGTCTAAATTTAGTTCTGCCACCTTTTCGCAGATCAGATCTATTGTCCAGGCTACAACCGCGTTCTGCTTATACATCAGCCAGCATTGGCGGGCTGACATCTCGGTGTCTTCCATTCCGAAAAGACGCCTTGGCGGAGCTGCTGCCGCTTCTACTGGTGACGCAACTGCTGACTTGCCCTGCAGAGCGTGATAAGCGCCTGCTATGCGATCTTTGATTTTCATGGATTGCGCTTCCAGTCTGCCGACCATCTCGTAGTGCCAAAGATCGATGACATTTTGTACTCTAGCAGCGCCAGTCGAGCGGAATTTGCATTTCCGCTAACGTAAATGATCCCGCCTATGGTGGCGCTCAGTATTGCCCCGCCCATTACTATAACCTGCATGATTTTGCTGACATCAGTGAGCGTTGTGGTCGTGTTTTGCCTCAGTAAATCTCGAAGCTCGCCGTGTTGCTCCTGCATTTGTGTGGTGATAGCCTCTTGGCCTCTTGCCAATTCTGCAACGGAGTTCCGCAGCGACCGAACATCACCCTCGACCCTGTCAATTCGATCATGGGCTCTTTGCGTTGCGCTTTCAGTCATGCCGCTAGTACACTCCCAGGAATTGCACCTGCTCGGTCTGAGATAGGTCGCTGAGTGCCCAGACTAGAGCGTCCGCCCTATCAGGAGATCGCGCTCCCATGTAGCCCGCTGTCGTGAAATTCACTAACTGGTCTTCAAGATCAGAATGCACGCCGACGTGATGGACTCGGCCATTCTCGTAAAGAGCTGCGATGGGCTCCGCCCGGACCGCTTTACCTCTTGCAGCCGTGACTTCCCGCACCGGAGCGTTTGGGTCGATCGAATGAATTACGTGAGTAACCATAGCACCGCCAAAGTTCCGTTCTGCTACGATTGCGTCCGCCTGGTATTTCTCGAATGCTCCAATTGCAGTTCTTGCCCAGCGCTCCGGACCCGCTCTAAGTGACAGATCCTCAAGAACATAGAAATCACCATCTGCGCCTTCGCCGGCTACAACTATGCCAATCTCGTCAGAT